GTAGTTCCGATATGTGGAATTTTATCTATAATCTACTATGTCTCGACTAATAATCTTATAATAGATAATAAAATATTAAAGCTTTTAAAGAGGTTGTTCAAATGAAGCATGTAATTCGAATTCTGGTACATAAGTTTTGGGTAGCATATTACTGTTTTAAATTAGGATTATATTGGCAAGGAATAATTCACGACCTATCTAAGTTTAGTTATATTGAATTTAGTAGATCCCTGAGGTATTGGAATGACTCTATGAGTCCTCTAGCTTATGAGAAGGAACTTAATGGATACTCTGAAACTTTTCTACATCACAGAGGCAGAAATCCACATCACTACGAGTATTGGGTACATAGTTTAGACGAGGGAGGTATTCCGGCCAAAATGCCAAAAAAGTATGCTCTAGAGTTAGTCTGCGACTATTTAGCTGCCGGAAAAACCTACAATAAGAATTTCACTTATAAGAGCGAATATAATTGGTGGATTAAATTTCTAAGCTCCCCCAGGGCTATACATCCCGAGACTAAAGATTTCATTACTAGATGTCTCAAACATTTAGCTACAGGAGGAGATATTAAGTATTTAACAAAAATTGATTATGAGTAAAATAATAGGACAAGATAAGCTGATTAAAGAGGTTAACAGAATATTTCAGGTATTTATAAATAGTAATTGCGAGATAAGACCACATTTTATTCTTACAGGTGAAAGTGGATCTGGTAAGAGCTTTACTATTAAACAGTTATGTGGTATGAATGAACTTAACTTTCTAGAAGTTAATGCAGCTCAAATAACTAAAGAGGGTATTTCTGGAAATAGTTTAAGCAAAATTCTATCTCCGCTTGCTAACTATAGTCACACACCTATTGTAGTCTTCGTAGACGAGTTTGATAAACTTTTTATCAATGGAAACACTAATAGCCAACTGGCTAATGAATCTACTGCCAGTGTACAGAACGAGTTTCTCAAACTTTTAGAGTCTGATACTACTAGTGTTTTTGGCGATTATGGGAAGTACATATCAGTCCCTATTGATAATGTATTATTTGTGTTTGCCGGAGCATTCAACAATGAGCCTCACATCACATTAGACAGACTAAGGGACTTTGGGGTTAAAACAGAGTTTCTTGGAAGAGTAGGATTAATCTACAATACCAAACCTCTTACCTTAGAGGATTTGTATTCTATCTTGGAATGTTCAGACTTGTTGCAGAATTACCTTGACTTATTCTTTAATGTAAACAAAGAGCAAGTTATTAGTGATTTGAAAGGGTATCTAGAAAGCTCCTTTCGCAATAATACTCTTGGAGCAAGAACAATTAACACTCTTATCCACCAATACTTTATTAAAGGTGGAAAACTCGAAGTTGAAGAAGTAAAAGAAATAACTTTTAACAAAAAATTAGAATGGAAATAATTAATGCTACAGATGGTTACAAATTGGGTCATCACAGAATGTACCCCGAAGGTACCGAACAAGTTTATAGTAATTGGACTCCTAGAAGTAATAAATACTTCCCAGAAGCAACTGAAGGTTCAGTAGTATTCGGCATTCAATACCTAATCAAGGAATATCTCATTAAACAGTTTGAGAAAAACTTCTTTAATCTGCCAAAGAAGGAAGCTGTGGAAATGTTCTATCGTAGAGTAAACAACTTTGTTGGTATTGAATCCGTTGGGTACAGACATATTGAAGCTTTATATGACCTTGGGTATCTACCAATTCGCATAAAGGCTCTTCCTGAAGGTTCTGTGTGCCCTATTCGGGTTCCCATGATGACCATTACAAATACCCTACCTGAGTTCTTTTGGTTAACTAATTACCTAGAGACTATTATCAGCTGTACCTTGTGGATGCCATGTACATCTGCTACCAGAGCTAGACTTTATAAGAAAGAGTTACATCGCCATGCTTGTAAAACCGGCTTTCCAACAGATGTAAATCTTGGTTTTTGTTGTCACGATTTCTCAATGCGAGGTATGGCAGGAATGGAAGCCGCAATCATATCTGGTATGGCGCATATGACTTCTTTTGTAGGAAGTGAGACTATTCCAGCTATTGCTGCTTTAGAAGAATATTATGGAGCTAATTCAGACAAGGAATTGATTGCTGCTACAGTTCCCGCGACAGAACACTCTGTAATGTGCGCTGGAGGGGAGAAAGACGAGCTAGGCACTTTCAAACGTCTAATTAATGATTTGTACCCTTCTGGGTTTGTTTCTATCGTATCTGATACTTGGGATTTCTGGAATGTAATTGAAAATTTCTTGCCCAAGTTAAAGAAAGACATTATGGCTCGTGATGGTAGAGTAGTAATCCGTCCTGATAGTGGGGATCCAGTGGATATAATTTGTGGGTTGAGAACTAATCCTCACTTCAATACTAGAATGAAAGAAGGTAAGTATTATTGCTGCTATGCTCCGTTTAATGACGATGCAGAGTATGTTGAAGTGTCTGAGGGTCAATATTATGGAGCATATTATATGCTTGGAAAAATCTTCGGATGGAACACCACGGTAAACGACTATCGCTATCCTAGTACCAAAGTTGGTTTACTCTATGGAGATTCTATTACTCTGGAACGTCAAAAGCAAATTTATTTGAGATTAGAAAATGCTCATATGGCAGCTTGTAATCTTGTTCTCGGGATAGGATCATACTCATATCAGTATGCAAGTAGAGATAGCCTTGGGTTTGCTATTAAGGCTACTGCTTGCGTAGTAAATGGTGAGTTGAAAGAAATCTTTAAACATCCTAAAACTGATGATGGTACTAAGAACTCTTTAAAAGGTTTGATTGCTGTTTATGAAGGTCTGGATGGGAAATATACTGCCATTGATCAGGTCTCAATCGAAGAGGAAAAAGATGGATACTTAGAGACTGTCTTTGAAGATGGTATCTTAAAGAAAGAATATTCTCTTGAAGAAATTAGACAAAGAATTGACAATGGACTTTAATCATCCTTTTGGGAAAGAAGCTTGTAAGAAACGACTATTAGAAGAGTATTATAAATACGGAAAGCTGATAGTTGCATTCGATTATGACAATACCATTTACGATTATCATCAAAATGGTGGGGATTATTCTGAGGTAATAGAGTTACTGAAAGAATGTGCAAGACTCGGATTCAAGTTAATTCTCTTTACATGTGAAGATGATCCGATTACTTTGCAATGCAAAGTAGACCTATGCGAAAATTTACTAAAAACGGGTATTGATTTAAAAAGTTCTGTATTTCCAGAATCTGACAAGCCCTATTATAATATTCTTTTGGATGATAGAGCTGGCTTGGAAGAAAGTTATGAAATTTTAAAATATGTAATAGATGAAATTAAATCTAATCAACCGAGAAAAGAGTGACATTGGTTATTCTATCTTTAGATTTCCAGACGGTGAAGTTCAAATGATTCTGGGAGAATTTAGTCGTAAGGAAGTGGTAGATATTGAATGTAGAATTACTAATGTTGAGGAATTGTTTGTTTTAATGCAAACGTGTGATATTCTTAATCGTCATGGAGTAATGTTCTCTATTTCTATTTACTATCTTATGAGTATGAGAATGGATAGAGTAATGGACTTTTCTCGACCATACACCCTAAAAATAGTGGTGGGGATTTTGGATAACCTAGGAGCGTTCTCGATAAGTGTTTTTTGTCCTCATTCCGAAATGTCCCTTGACTTGTTTAAAATGACTCCAGTTACCTTAATAAGACCAAACACGCTAGTATACTACGGAGCAAATCATTTTCGTAGTTATCAAATGATTCTACCAGACACAGGAGCCGTTAAAAGGTACAGATCCAATGGCGACGTTCCCAATAATATAATTATTGGAGAGAAGGTGCGTGATGTTGATACAGGAAAGATAGTGTCTATTAAGATCAAAAATCCGGAAGCACTTACTGGGGAACCTCTTCTTATTCAGGATGATCTATGTGATAGAGGTGGAACATTCATTGGGCTAGCAGAGGCCGTAAAAGAAATTAACCCAGAGGCTGACATTAATATCTTTGTGTGTCATATGGTCAATCCAAAAGGTATCAAGAATCTTTCTGAGACCTTCAATCATGTGTGGTTCACGAATTCTTATAAGGACTGGAAGTCTCATTGTGATCAGTTTCCTGATAATGTAACTCAAATTGATATTGTATGAGAGAAATACGAAATTTGGAAGCTGCTGAGAGACTAGTTAAAAAATATAGGAGTATTACCAGGGAGGAACTCGCAAAGGTCTATGCTTCCATATGCGAAGAAGAATCTAATGAAATGCGAGATGTTCTTCAAGAAATCACAGGGTTCGGGAGTCTTTCAAAATGTTCCTTGTGTACAGCTATTGTAGAGGACAATATACAGTATAGTGCTTGTCTATACTGTATCCATCGGAATTTTAGAGATTTTGCAGCCCCTTGTGTTTATCATGAAACATATGAGGCTATAGAAAAGTCTAAAAACCTTGATGAACTGATGGAGGCTATCAGAAATAGAGCAGATTACCTAGAGGAACTAATTGAGAAAGTTAAGAATGATAATTGAGGGACCATTTTATAGACTAACTCCGATCAATGATTCCTCTCCTAGATTTGATTTGGAACTCTTATATGATATAGGAGGGAAAAATCCTAGGAGAGAATTTAAGATAGAGGGATATGGTTATACTTTAGAGACAGCATTAAAGAAGTGTTGTAACTATGCTGTCAACAAGAAATTTGGGAAGGATGAAGTCATAACATTGAAAAGATACTTAAATGAGTTCAAAGCAACAGCGAAAGAGATTGAATCTCAACTCAACCTCTCGGAAATTGATTGTAAAAAGGTTGAACAATCTCTGCAAATATCTAAATAGAGAATTTTCCATAAATTATGGAGGATGCTGTTATGTGGCATATGTAATTGCAAAGTTGCTAGAATCTGATGGTATAGATTTTAAGCTGATAGTATACGATGAATATACAATCAGGGAGAAATCATTAAGAGAATTTTCTGAAAATCATTATCACTATAGTATTTCCATAGAAGGAAGATTTGATATAAATGATGATGGGTGCAAGAGGGACAACTCTTTGATTAGAAATGAGTTTAAAGCTAGTTCTAAAGAAATGCTGAAGCATTACAAGAGATATGAGTGGAATTCTTGCTATAGAACACGTCAGAATTCATTTATCTTTAAAATCTTAAAAATGTCATATGACAACATTACAAAAGATTTACGAAAAGAATAACATAGCTGTTAGAACTCATGACAAATTTATTTACAGCAGTGTTATCTACAAATTATGGAGTGGAGGGGCTTCACTTGTAGAAGAAAAATACTATTCTTCTGACAAACCAATAATTATTAAGAAAAAAGATTTAAAAGTGAAAAAGAAGGGATACATACTATATAGATTCTTCAATCTAGAGTATGCCCCAGAAGAATATTTAATTAGAAATGGCTATGAAATCATTGAAACAGGATGCTGAGTACATCGTTGACTCATTTGTAGATTTTAAGGGTGATGAACATAAAATCATTGGATGTGTTTTGAATGTTAAACCGTACAGCAACATAGGAGAAAGGTTTTCTGTTGGTTGGAGAAGTGATGGACGTATATGGATTGATGATCCAGATTTCAGAGATATTCAGGAGATTATATCAGTAGGAATAATGGTATGCCATCCCTGTGATGAGTTCGATTTAGAAAAGGGAAAGAATATGGCATATGAAAAGGCTTTGCATAATCCTAAATGTCCGAAAGTGTATGTTAGCTTTAAAGGGGGAAAGTCCCTAGCTAAGGCTTTTCTAAAGCAGGAGATTTCCTTTGTTAAGGATAATCCAGGAAAAATAATCAAGGGATACAGTCAAATGAAAGCTGGTTTTGAGAAGAAACAAAATCTTATAGAAAAAATAAATAATCTTTCTGACAAGGAGAAGCAAGCTATAGCTCTTGCAAGTGAAGTTGATATTGCCAAATGTAACGAATTGGCCAGTAGAGCTAAAGCTATGAATATTAAATTGAATGGAGAAAATTGACATTTGCTATATCTTAATCGGCCTACTGGGGGTCGCGGTTATATATCTAATTTTCCCTAAGGAAAAGATCTCTGTGGTTTCTCCTAATATAGAAGAGACCATCAGAGATTCCTTAATAAGGGATAGTATTTATATAGTTAATGACTCTATTGTAGAAAAGATTAGGTATGTAAACAAGGAATATGATAAAGAGGTATCTAATATCCTTTCTAATTCTGACAGTATCAATTTGCTCTTTTTCTCAGAATACATCGAATGTTATAATAACCAGCGAGCAATTGAGGGTAACTAACCTAATATTTGCTGAACATAAAAAATTCTCAGAGACTATTCCCCTTCTAAACGAGGAGATAGTAAATCTGAAACTAATTAATAGAAGTCTGGAAAGAACTGATTCCATAAGAAAGCTTCAGCTTACTTATTATGGAGATGTTATAAAAGATAAAAATAAATCCATAGAGGATTTAACTAGATCTATTAAAAGAAAGCAAAAGGTGGTACAGTACGGTGCCGCTGGTTCTTGTGTATTAATAGTATTATGCCTATTACTGAAGTAATGTTTAAGGATGAGAACGGTTTTCATTATAAACATCCAGAACGCAGTTGTAGTAGATGTAAAAACTATCCATGCCTGAAGGGAATGGATAAGTTGCTTGGGAATTTTGCAGCCTATGGCTGTAGAAATTTCGAAGACGTTAATACATTTGATGTATGGAAACCAAAGAAGTAACATATCATGCTAAGCTAGTTGCTTTTAGTGAGGATGGAATGGGATACATAAATTATGTGTTTGAACGTCTAGAATATGATAGTATAGATTACAAAAATATAATGTGTGTCAGATTCCCAAACTGGAATCAAGGTTCTATAAAACTTGGCGATGTTGGATATGTATCTATAAGATATGTAGAAGAGGGCATTGATAAATGGTATGATGGTAGAGATCTTGTTCCGTATAAGGATAGCAATTTAATTTTCTTGAAATTCATTCATGAGAAGCCTATCATAGAAAACGGGCAGATATTATTAGATTAACTATAAAACTAGATTAACTATGGAACATTACTAAAGAATGATTTATGACTGTATTGGGAGATAAGCTTAAGCAGGCTTTAAACGACAAAGTAGAAGATATTAATACTTATGTATGGAAAGGTCCGAAGGTAAATGGGGTTCAGGAAGAGATACGATTGGTGGATGCTGATTATGATCAACTAAAGAAATATTACAACCATTGTAATCAGATGCTGTATAATACAGACGGCAAAAATCCCGGACGTCTCACCTTAATAAATATTGTATCGGATCAAATACAAAGATGTCGGGCAGAGCTCCTCATAAGGTGGCTTAGAGCAGAAAAACAGTATACTAACACTACATGTTTAGAAGATTTAAAGGAAGTTATTAGAAAGAACAAATCCGTCTTGACCCAAGAGACTATCAAAACCTACCCGATAGGAAATATTATGAGCGGATTGCCCATAGATCTAGAACAGGTTCCAATAAGCTTAGTAATGGATGCTTGTTTAGATTCCCTAGGACAATTTGATAACTCTCACTTGACACTGAATTTTATTGTTAAAATGGGACTCTGGTTTACTCAGCAGGAAATGCAAAAGGATTTGTATCGCAAAGACCCAAATACTGGAAAGGCGGTAAATAGACTTGAGGTTGTAAGTAAAGAACTGAGACTCAGTCCTCTCGTTTCTCTTAAAATCTGTGACACCGGATTAAGCTATGCAGAATTCAGGTCTATGTGCAGATTAAAGAGAGATAAGTACGCTAACCTAACTAGTGATCAGCTTAAACTACTATCTAGCAAAGTTTTGTATCGTTTCCAAAATCAATGCGAAAATCAGGCTAAGCAGTGGGAAGACAAAATGGAGGAAATAAAAAAGGTAGCCGAATCAAAAGGTTGGGATGTAACTAGGGAAATTGATTGATGAAGGATCTCTTCACTCCTGTTACTCGTGATGAAAGGCAGGAACAATGCAAGAGGGCCTGGCTATTAAATAAAGGAAAAGGAACAATAGAAGCATGCACGGGTTTTGGAAAAACCCGTTGTGCTCTCAATTGTTTAAAAGCAGTCCTATCCAAATATCCAGCAATTAGGGTATTAGTAGTAGTTCCCACTGAATTGTTGAAAAATCAGTGGGTAAGTATTATAGATAAGGAGGCTTTGGGGCTAAACGTTGAGGTACAAATAGTGAACACTATAGCTAAGAATGGATATGAATGTGATTTTCTAATCATTGATGAGATTCATAGAACTGCTGCAAATACTTTGCAATTTATATTCAGTAGGGTGAGATACAAACTAATATTGGGTTTGACTGCTACTCTAGAGAGGTTAGATGGTAGACATACTATCATTGAAAAATACTGTCCAGTAGTAGATAGTGTACCAATAGAGGTCGCTAAGGCTAATGGTTGGGTGTCAGACTTTGTTGAATATCAGGTAGTCATTACTGTTGATGATATTGAAGAATATAGAAGCCAAAATAGAGAATTTACGGAACATTTTGAATTCTTTAACTTTGATTTCGAACTTGCTATGAGTATGGTTGGTAAAGATGGACTAAAAAATAGACTGAATTATAGAAACCAAATTTGTAGCAGTTCTGATAAGGCTTCTTTATCTGATTGCCTAAAACAAATAACTTACCATTCTGTAGGTTTTATGAGGACTATGCAGGCTAGAAAGAAATTTATATATAATCATCCTGCTAAATTACAGATAGCTAGAGAAATTATTGCTCATAGACTAGACAAAAAAATCATCACCTTTTCAGCAAATACCAAGATGGCTGAAAAAATAGGAATTGGATATGTTTATACTGGAAAGGAAGGTAAAAAGAAAAATAGAATTACATTGGAAGAATTTGCAACCCTCAGCAGTGGGGTAATTAATAGTTGCAAGTTAGCCATTGAAGGATTTGATTGTCCAGGATTGTCAGTGGGAATAATGCTAGGGATTGACTCTAGTAGTACAAAGAGTACTCAAGCTGCTGGTAGAGTAATCAGAAAAGAGGGATCAAAATATTCTGAAATATTCACGCTAGTGTTAGAGGATACCGTTGAGCAGGAATGGTTTAGAAAATCTCATCAAAATAGCACATATATCACTATTGATGTGGAAAACCTGAGAAAGCTGCTTAATGGAGAGACTTGGGAACCCTATAAGAAAAAACTTCAGAATTTCACTTATCGTTTTTAAAAGGTGTTATATAATACCATAATAAAATGGAAACTTATTATACTAAAAGAGAATTTAATGAGATGAAATCAGCTCTAACTAAAAAGTGTAGAGCATTGGAAACCAAGGTTAATAATCTTTCTAGCAAGCTGAAAGAGTTAAAGAAGCAGTACAAAATGCTTAGTGATTCTAAAGCTGAGGAAAGTTAATTAGAAACTATGGTTTATATCACGTAACTAAGTTATAACACTCTAACGAGTAACCTTGAACTTAGTGTATAGATTGGTAGTAAATCTATTAATTTGTACGCGTGAGAAATCTTGAACTAGAACAACAACTTACTTTCTGTGAGAAGTACAGAATTTCTCCTAACGAGTTGTTGTTGTTGGAAATTCTTCTTGTTGCCCAAGAAGGAGATGGATTGGAAATTGTTAACAGGTACTTCTCTTCAAGAGTTGATGCCCGTGGAAAAGTTACAGAACTATTATTTGGACTTCAAAATGCTGGGATAATAAATAAAACTTATAAAATCCCTGAAAAGGGATGTATATTTAATCCCCTAGATGTCCCCTTAAATAAAAATATCGTAAAAGATTTCTATAAATGTTCTTTTGAGATCGGAAAAGAATTATGGGAAACTTATCCCCTATTTGGGATAGTTAACAATGCCCAAGTTGGAATCAGAAGTATATCCAAGAAATTTGATAGTTTAGAGGATTTTTATAGATTTTACGGTAAAACAATACGGTGGAAACCAGATATTCATAATCATATTATTGACTTGGTAAAGTGGGCAAAGGAACATAATCTATTATGTACTACCTTAGCTAACTTTGTGGTAGATCATAGATGGGAAGAATTAGAGGCCCTGAGAGGAGAAGGAGGAATAAACTATGATACTATGAAACTATTATGATTTCGAACAAACTATTGAACGAAATTGATAGGGGTAGATTAGGACTAAATCATGGTATTCCGATGAAACTGCCAAAACTAGAATCTATAATAGATGGAGTAACAAGGGAAACCTATACACTTATTCTTTCAAATTCTGGGGCAGGTAAAACTTCCTTCGCATTATATGCGTATGTATATAGACCTCTAATGGAGCATCTAAATGATGATGACTTCAAAGTATTGTACTTTAGCCTTGAAATGGGAGAGGTAGCCTTATATATTAAGTTGTTGTCTATATATATATTTGAAACGTATGGAATCCAATTATCCTTCAAAAAGATATTATCTAGAGAGAAGGAATATATCTTGTCTGATGAACACTATGATCTTGTCAAACAATGTATGCCTTGGGTAGACAAGATTAGCGAGAAATTGGAAATATATGATAAGAAAGTAACACCTAATAAGGTGTATGCTATTCTGAAAACTAGGTTAGAGGAAATGGGAACCTTTTCTGAAAATGAAACCCGCCTCGTCTATACTCCAAATAATCCTAATCTTGTTTATAACGTGGTTGTAGATCACATTGGTCTTGTTGGCACAAAGCCTGACATTGATTTATTATCCAGCTATCTTCTCTTTTTTAGAGATAAGTGCTTTATTAGCCCTGTAGTAATACAGCAAGCTAATAGAGAACAAGGAAACATTGAAAGGTTTAAGCAAGGAAAAAGTGCATTCACTATTCATGATGCTAAGGATTCTGGGAATACGGTGCAAGATTGTAATATAATGATTGCACTTTATAATCCTCATAGAGATGGGCTAAAGACTTATAAGCATTATAACATCGAATATCTAGGTTCCTATTTCAGGAGTATTATGGTCTTGAAGAACAGGTATGGTGATTGTGATGTGGAGATCGGAGTGAACTTCTTTGGATGGGTAAATATGTTTTATGAACTGCCAAAACCGGAAGAAATTTATGATTATGAAAGATATACAAGTCCAAATTATATATTAAAAGATAGTAGTTCTGTAGTAGAACAGGAGCTAGATAAATGCGAAGAAATAGATAACGAAGAAAATCTTAATTTTGTATTATAATGGCTGCTGAAACAATTGCAATCGTCGGTGAATCAGGAACTGGAAAAAGTACCAGTCTTAGAAATCTTAACCCAGAGGAAACCTTTATTATAAGTACCACGGGAAAACCATTACCTTTTAAGGGATATAAGAAGAAGTATGTTCCTATGAAAATAGAAGGTAAGATAGTAACTGGTAATTACTATGTAAGTTCAAAATGGGATCAAATCTTGAAAATTTTGCAAATCATTGATAAAATGATGCCTAACATAAAGCAGGTAATCGTTGACGATTAACTTTTTAACTAATTTAAAGAAAATTTTAAACATATTATGTTCAATATCTCATAAGATATTTATATACTTGGTAAGTAATTAATAATTAAATCTTATGGGAAAAATTAAATATAATAATGAACAAATTTTTGAATTACATGCTTAGGGCTTAACAGATTCAGAAATGGCCAAAATTATTGGGACTACTCCCAATAGAATGGCTAGTAAAAGAGGAAAATTAGGATTAAAACCTAACAAAGGAAAAAGAGATACGTATAAACTTACAGAAGAGGAAATAAGCGTTTTATGTGGAACACTACTTGGTGATTCTACTATAAGATATGTACATAATCAGTGTAAATATCCAAACCTTACATTTTCTCATACAGTCAAGCAAAAGCAATATTTTATGTGGAAGACAAATAAGCTAACTAATCTTATGTCTTCCAGCAATATGTATAAGACTAATTATGTTAATACTAATGGAGAAGTAGTTTATAAATTAGTATATACTGGAAGCAATATGGCTTGTCTAGTAGATATTAGAACTATTTTTTACGACGGAAACGGAGTAAAGCATATTCCAATTGATTACTTAATTCAGCACTTTAATGATGTAAGTTTATATTGTTTATTTATGGATGATGGTAGTTATGATATATCTTCTAATAGTTATATAATTAATACTCAATGTTTTAGTGAAGAAGAATTAAAACAATTTGTGGTATTACTATATAATAAATTTAATTTAGAGTTTAGTATTAAAACTGACCATTGCTTATATTTAAAACATGTAAGTAATTCTCTATTTCAAAAACTCTTGGAAAGAATAAATGAATGTCCTGATATGATATATAAATTAGGAAAGTCGTCAGAAAACTCCGTTAAACAGGGAAACTCCCAAGAGGACAATCCTGTGCTAAACCCTCAAGAAATTGAGGAAGATGCCAAACGACTAGAAGTGATGCCTAACGAGAGAGACGGGGCTATAAAATCTTCCACGAAAGCGGGGCACTACTCAAAGTAATATTCGTGAGAATATAAAACGAGCGAAAGATATAGTCTGAACCATATAGTAATATATGGAAGCATAAGATAAAGAGCTTATGCGATAACATAATTGTTTCAATATGTACTTTCATATGAATTTGTTGATAGAGCCACTGAAATAGGTTACACCAAATTCAGTGAGCTTGCACAACATGCTATGGAGATCCTTAGATATTCGGAGAAGATGAGAGAAGACTGTAAAATGATATTCTTAACACATTCAGAAAATGTGGGAGATATGGTAAATCCAAAGTATGTTATAAAAACTGTTGGAAAACTTCTGTCAGAAAAAGTCACTCTAGAAGGATTATTTACATATATCTTCTTCACTAAAGTGAGTGAAGGAGAGAATGGAAGGATGCAATATAAGCTTATTACCAACAATGATGGAAGCTGTGTGGCTAAGACCTCTCTGGGAATGTTTGAGGAACTAGAAATAGACAATGATTTAGCAGAGATTATTAAAGTTATTGATCTTTATAATGAGGGAGAATGAAATTAGACATACTATTCCACTACGATGTAAATGAAGAAACCGGAGAAATCACCTTTATTGGAAAAGAGGAAATTTCAGTTGACACTGCTACTAAAAGGGCGGTGAAATCTACTAAGGTGGATGATAATCCTGAACCCATTGTTACACTTGATTCTAATAAACTAGTACTAACAAAGGGGGCTGTTGACTTATTGCAAATCTGTGAAGATTGCCGAGTTGACATCAAATATAAAAAGAAAGGGAAAACAGCCGTTCCTATTATAGGGACGGATTCTGCTTTTGGAACAAAAGGCGGAAATAAGCTAACTAAGAGTAATACTATAAGTTATAGAGGAGCTGCTAATAGTAAGCTCTCGGCTTTTGGTACTAGCTTTAAGTTAGAGCCTACCGAAGACGTGGGAATATATTATCTGATAGGAAATGGAGCAGTTGAGCCAGAACCTATTCCAGAGGAGATTATTGATATCGAGAGCGAACTCGATATAGAAAAATTAGATGATTTAAGTATAGACAAAGATGATACAAACTTAGGAAATTTTGATTTTAAACTTTAAGAATTATGAGCTTTAATTTTGGATTGTCAGCAGGATCAGTAGTAAGAAACACTAGAACTCAACTGAAACCTTGGAATATTTATGATGTTAAATTTGTTGGAGTAGAGGCTCGTTCATTTGCTGGAAAGAAGGATCCTAATGCTACCTACAAGGTGTTTGATATAAAGTTTGAAAGTGAAGATGGGTATTTTAATAAAACTATTTTCTATCCCAAGGACGGAGATACTGTGAGAAGATCTTACAATCGCAGTAATGGCTCCAAAGGATATATGCCTTCCAATTTTGAAAGTTTAATCGCTATCATTCATCAAACAGTACAAGTACTTTGTGGAGAAGAGGGATATACTAAATTCAACGAAATAGCTGGTAAATGTAAAGATTTCGATACCTTTTTGAAAGCCTTTATTCAAATTACTGATAGAAAGAAGGGAGTAGAAACTAAATTAAAGCTCGTCGGCAGAAATCGAGATGGAAAAGTAGTTGCTGATATTCCGAATATTGTAGCTATAAATCCGAATGCTGAAAATATCGCAGAGGATAGTAGTAATGATAGTGGAGAAAGATTCATTTCTGATAACTACATTGGTAACAAGTTATTCTTTTCTGATTATGAGGAAAGAGAAAGAGAAAAATATCTCAAAGCTAAGCCTACCGAGATGAAAGCAGAAGATCCTATCTCAGATATTTCTGGAATTGATGAATCTGATGATAACTTTAACTTGGATAGCTTACTTTAATGGTTTAGTAGAGTAACTTATAAATTCCTTGGTGATTATGTTTGATTTCACATTTGAACCTAAGATTACTAAGGAATTTCTTTTATCCAAAAATAATGAGGAGACTTATATGTCCTATTATCTTGGCATCCCAGTCAAGAAGGGGCTATTTAAGTCTCCTTTGCGAAATGATAGTCATGTTACCTGTAGTTTCTTTAGAGGAAAGTCTGGGAATTTGTATTTTAAGGATTTCGCTTCCGGAGAATGTCTGACGTTTGAGGGAGTAGTTATGAAAAAGTTTAATTGCAATTACAGAGAGGCTTTAAAGATAATAGCTAAAGACTTCGGTCTGAGTAAAGGCAAGGTATCTAAAAGTCCAGTAAAGGTTCAGCCTAAATTTGAAGGTGATAAACAAACTTTTATTCAGGTTCAAATTAAAGAATTTGAAGCCCACGAATTAAAATGGTGGAACAGCTTTGGAATAACTAAAGATATATTGAAAAAATATAATATCTATAGTTGTAGGACAGTATTTCTGAATGGAAGTATATTTGCTCAGGCTTCCCAACATTGCCCTATATACGGATACTACTTTGGAAAAAAAGAGGGGATAGAACAATGGAAAATATATATGCCAAAGAATAGACTAAGGTTTATTGGCAATACATCTCAGAAAATTATTCAAGGATACCATCAACTTCCAAAGTCTGGAAAATTATTAATTGTTACGAAGTCCCAGAAAGACTGTTGTTTATTTGCTAGATTTGGTATTCCAGCTATAGCACCACAATCTGAAACCACATTTTTGCCAGAGAAACTACTAGAGGAGTTGAAAGACAGATTTGATAGGATTGTAGTGGTTTTCGATACGGATTTGGCTGGAATTAGAGCTATGAATAAGTTAAGGAGAAGGTATCCAGAATTATTCTATTATTTTATTCCTAGAAAATATGAAGCAAAAGACCCTACTGATTTCTACAGGAAATTTGGTTTGGAGAAAATGAAAGAATTATTGATTAGTAATATAAAGAAACTTAAAAATGAAGGCTCGGCCTAAAAGTATAAGAATTTATTTAAAGAATTATGAAAAAATAGCTTAATACCAGCGTAACAGCAACATTTAAAGATGGCTCTCAGAAAACATATGAATCTATAGAAGAAGCCTCAGAAAATACAGGATTAGAAATAAACTCTATAAAGGCTAGAGCTAATAAGCCAGGATCTGGATCTAAATCCAAAGACGGAATTACCTTTGAATGGGCAGACCTAGCTGTCAAAAGGTCTAAAACCGCAAAAAAATCCAAAGCAAAGGGAAATGCGTTTGAGCTAGAAATAATCCATAAACTTAGAGATATAGGATATGAAGGCTGTGTATCTAGCAGGAGTCAGAATAAAGCGGCAGATGCTAATAAAATTGATATAGTAGATATGAATGATAAACTTCCGGTAAATATTCAATCTAAATATACTCAAAATATGCCAAATTATTTTGATATAAGAGATGCTTGCACAGATAAAACGAAACCGTTTTGTGTCATTTGGAAAAAGGCTGGGAAGAATGGTGAACAAAGCAGAGGAACCGTAGCAGTTATCCCGGTAGAATATTTTTATGAGCTTTTGAGAAAGAATTAATAAATGTTGCTAATTAACTAAGTGAGTATGAATGTATATTTATTTCCGTGGTATACTAAGGAGAATTGTAGTATTACTAAAATTGTTGCTAGAAATTATCAAGATTGCGAATTTAAGATAAAGGAAATCTATTTAGATCGTTATGAGGATTTAGACGATCTTTTAGACTTTGATGATTTTTGCAGGGACTTGTATGATAAACACGGAGTAGTTATTGGAGATATATTTGAAATAGATGAATTTATATAATCCTTTAAAGATTGCATTAGATATAGATGATACTATATTGGATTTTTGGAAGGCATACAAGGAAAAGTTTCCTAATAGTGTAGATCCTATTAGTGTAACCAAAAATGTCAGAAAATTAAGAAAAGATAGAGAGTTTTGGGAAGATTTAGAAGTATTAGAACGTCCTAACTTTGAACCTCATATCTATTCTACTAAAAGAATAAACAGCAAACAGTTCACTATAAATTGTTTGCGTAAACACAACCTTCCGATTAAACCAATTTACCAAATGTATTATCAACATGGTAATAAGGCTGACATGATAAGAGGCCGATGTGATGTTCTCGTTGATGATAGTTTAATTAATGTTGTTAAGGCAATAAATTCTGGCCTACCAGCATTGATAATAGACAGACCTCACAATCAAACTGATGAACCGTTGTTTCGCATTTATAGCCTAGACATAGATGAAATAATATTCGCGTATAAGCTAGAACTAGAAACACTAGGATGGAATTAAAAGATATTAAACTAACTCCATTATTGGACACATTAAGATTAGAAAAGATCAGTGATAAGGTATATTTTTCTGAAAAATATAGCAATTACGTCAGTAACTCTAGATTGGGGTTACTAAATCCAAGGCAGGATGGAAATCCGGATAAATTCTTCTCTGGGCTTAAATTTACAACTTCTCAGGCATTAGCTCTTGGCAGTGCTGTTCATGAGTTAGTCCTTCAACCTGACAGTTTCGAATTATCCGAAGATGTAGGTAAACCTACCGCTAAGTTAGGAGTTATGGCTGATGAATTGTACCCAATATTTGTTGAGAGGGATGTTACTAAGGATGATGTAGTAAAGGCATCCGACAAGGTTGATTATTACAAGGGAAAAATAACTAAGGATAGAGCCAATGATGTTATCTCTGAATGTTCGAACTATTGGACAAAAAGAAAGGAGAGAGAACTTGACATCACCCAAGATAGGGAAATTATATACCTTGACAACAAATCACTAGAAATCGTAAAATCATGTGTTTCTGCCCTAAATAGTAACAAGCAAGTTCAGAATTTGCTTCACCCAAAGGGATTACTTCAGGATCCTATTTCGGAGAATGAGCAGGCTATATTGCTGGACGTGAAGGCAGAATGTCCCAATGGAAGCGAATTTATATTACATTTAAAATCTAAGCTAGATAACTACACCATAGACCTAGAAACTAATACTATAGTAGTTAATGATATAAAAACTATTGGAAAGATAGTTAGTGAGATTGATAACAATATAAAGAAATTCCACTATAGTAGAGAATTTGCTATGTATATCTATCTACTAAAGTTATGTGCGGAAAAGTTCTATGGATTAGTTAATCCTAAGATAAGTGCTAATTACTTAGTAGTGTCTACTATTCCTAACTTTTTTACTAAGGTAAGACCTGTAACCTATGGGGAAATTAGAGAAGGATTTCATGAATTTAGGACATTATTAAAGTATGTAGCCTATAATATAGGTTATAATAATTACTCTCTCGATGAACGACCTTCAAAATACCAGCTTTGAGAAATTATTAGCAGTGTATAGAAAGTACTTCTCTTTACATTATCTAAACAGTGATATGGGTGATAAACTAGCATGTATTGCTCTCACCTGTTATATTACTAATGAAATGAGAAAAAGAGGTAAGGCTATAACATGTTATGAAGTTTTACTAAAGGTTGGAAATAATTTCGGAGAATTAGAAAAGGAAACCTTTTTAAAGTCTTTGGGGGCAATTTGTGAAGATTTGATGTATGGATGTAAAACCTTTACAGATTTTGGGATAAAACTAGAAGATATGCCAAAAACTCTTCAGAAATTGCTGAACAATTATGTACCATTTTAATGTTAAAATTTTTATGATATATCTATTAAGAAACAACAACTTTTTGAAGATAGGCTTCGCTAAAGATGTCTAGAGGAGAATGAAGTGCTATAATACCTGCGCCTTTGGATATCAATTGTTAGATGTAAGGGATGGAGATAAACAGGTAGAAAAGCTACTCCATAAGATGTTTAGAAAATACTAGGTAGCTAAGGAATGGTTTGAAGATAACAACTATATTATCTTACACTTTCATGATAGTGTAGAGAGACTAGTAGAATAGTCTCAAAATATTGCCAAGTAGAGAAAATACATCAGAGTCTGGACCTCAAGGGGCATATTCTATAAGGATTACGATTCCATATAGGAATGTTCATAGAGTTTAGGTTTTCCGATATAGGATATAAAGAATGCTTTAACTAATAAAAAGACAAAAGTCGGAAATTTTATTATTTAGCATAAGGTGTGTGACTAGGGTCAATTTAACATCCTTTAAGATTGAATTAACATTTGTAGATTAGGATTTCCCTTTGTAACGTAGTATATTTGATTACGTCAGCAAGAGAAATAAACTGATTAGATGTGGAAATAATTACAGATGACATGTTTCAATGATTTATGTTTAAAAATTTTATTAAGTATGAGTACGCAAATTATTAATTTTAAGAAAGTAGAAGTAGTAGCAAAAAGTAAGGAAGCAGCAATCGAGCAAGTAGAGTCAACTCTGTTCCATGTAAATGGAGATGCAACACAAGCATATAAAAATTGGAAAGCTAAGCAAACACAGGGTATCACTGAGCGTGATGTTAAGGCATTCATGTTAGATTATCTTGCTAAGAAGAGCAAAAATTGTCCTGGTGCAGGATACTTGATTACAGTTGATCCGGCAGTAGCTGATACTCGTGAACGTCCGTATAAGATCGAAGACATCAAGAACGAGCAGGGAAAACGCAAATATAAGAAGACCTACCAGTTGATTGATACTAAGTCCGGATTGGTACTTGGAGAAGTTCAGACAAATAAGGCTGATGCTAAGAATCTTGCTAAGAAAATAATCAAAGAAGGATTCGAAGGCAAAATGGTTTGTAAATTAGCTCACAAGGTAATTGAGGGACAGGAAGATGTGTTTACAGCAGAATATGCTCCTTCTAAGAACTCCAAGAATGGAACTTGGATTGCTTTTGGTATTGAAGCTTAATTCTTAAATTATAAATAGAGGAAGATTACCTTACAAGGTGGTCTTCCTTTTTTATTTAGCAACAGATTAAAAGTAATTTAATTATGAGAATCTAACGATCAATTAAAAATTAAATGAGTCAATGGAAGCGGTATACAGGAGAAGAAATACTGTATAATGCATTGGACGAGAATGGGATAGTCAGCAACGAACCCATGTTAGAAGATGCTGTGAAACAAGGAATAAATATTTCTTCAAATGGAGAATGCCTACTGTTGAAGTTTTATTGGACAGACGGATTTGGATGGTATTTTAATAATGGAAAAATAACATTCATATTGCATGAGTGCAAGGTAGGAAAGTCAGTCGTGGGAAATACTATTCGTGGATATAAAACTTGCTTGAAAAAGGCATTATTGCAAAACATAGGATACTATTTTAAAATAAAAAATAGGGAGTATACCAGGTTCAGTAAAAAGCTTAAGGATTTAGCAGAAGAATTTGGATATCAGGATATCAATAGATTTATTATTGACCATTTTGGAATGTTTCTAATAACTACTCCAAAATTTATAAGTCATATAACTATAACTGATGACATTAAATCATTAATCAAATCTTTAGAAATTCCTATATCTAATGCTACTACATCTCCTAGTGAATACTGGGACGATAAGACATCAAACATGAAGCAAATTATGCTAGATTTCAACGTAGATGATTTACCGTTTGAGATTATGCCAGATGGAGTGGATTTGGCAAACACTGGAGATATTCTAAATAAAATCTTAAAGCAATGATTGATGGAATTAACTATTGAGCAATTAATGCAAGGGAAAGCAACTAGAATTAAGGATAAAGAATATTTTACTACTGAAGCCTATGTAACTCCGTTTATAGATAGAGTGTCTAAAATGACTGATAACTTTATCATTAATGCTAAGCCTGCTGATCAAATATCGCTCACTAAGGATGGGGAGATTAATTTTGATGATGTAATATATAACAGAGTTTGGGTTCAAGGTGTTTTACCAGACGAATACGCTTGGGATAATCATAAAAGAGTGATTAGTATGATTTACGCCCTTGATACTCGCAAACCATTAGTTAAGTTCTATGTAGGAGCTTTAAATATGGCTTGTCTAAACTTGTGTGTATTTAATCCAGAAATGTTAAATGTTTCTGAGCTAGAGCCAGAATCTGCTATTAACTATAGCTTCTTAAGAAATGCTATGTCGATGACAGATGAAACCAACTTAATGCTTAAGAAACTTTCAGAGATGGAGTATAAGAAAGATGATATATATGCTGACCTAGGCCACTGGGTTGATAACTGTATCAATTCTAAAATTAACATGGGATTCGGTTCTGTAAAATTAGCTGAATCTGCTCCGATTGATGTTTATAAAGATTTATTTTATGATGAAAAATCTAAGTATTATACAACAGACAATGTTGTAGATGGATTTACCGTGTACAACGCATTTACTGACCTAATTACTCAGGATAAAAGAGACTTGGTAAATAAATTCGAGAAGACATTATTAGTTAAGGATGTAATGGGTATTTGATATGCAGGTAATAAAGAGAGACGGAAGTTTACAAGAATTTGACAGTAATAAGATAGTAGAAGCAATATCTAAAGCATTCAATGCTTGCCATCTGGAAGAAAATAAAGAGGTTATTGCAGCTATGGTAGCTGATATGCACTTATGGGATGGTATTACTATAGAAGAGATTCAGGACGTAGTAATAGAAACCTTAAGGGACTATGGTTATGATGATGTAGCCTCAGCATATTCTCAATATAGAAGCGAACAATCTAGACTTAGAGAAATCATAGCTAAGATTAGTTATCAAGATAACTATATTAATAGTTCTGAAAATGCAGCCACTTCGTCCGAAACAGATGGAAATGCTAATGTTGTATCTAAGAACGTTGCTACATTAGAGAGTGAAGATAGAAAGCGCGAGAACAGAGAAATTCAGCGCTATCGTATGAAGAAGAAATTAAAGCTTCTTTATCCTGAACTCTCTTCTCAATATTCTAGAGACCTAGACAGTCATATTATTTATACTCACGATGAGGCTTCTACGTCAGTACTTAAACAGTATTGTATGGCAGTTTCATTATATCCTCTGATGTTAGAAGGGGTAGGTAATATTGATGGAGTTACTCCTGGTCCTCCTAATGATTTGCAGTCATTTAGTGGACAGGTTACTAACTTGGTATTTTTATTGTCTTCTCAGTGTAAAGGAGCAGTTGCTGTAGGTAGCTATTTTATTGCACTTAACTATTATATTATTGCTGAATACGGAGAAAAGTGGTACGAGAAGCTCGACTGTATATGTACTTCGGAACATTCTCTTATTAAGAGAACTATCGAAGACTCCATCCTTAAAGCTTTTAAACAGTTTGTTTGGGGAATTAATCAACCTGCTGGAAACAGAAGTTATCAATCTCCCTTTACTAATGTTTCGTACTATGATAAGACTTATTTTGAATCTCTATTTGGAGAATTTTACTATCCAGACGGAACTAAGCCGGAATGGGTAGCAATTGATACTTTACAGAGATTGTTCATGTCTTGGTTTAATAAACTTCGCTTGAAACAAGTTCTGACATTTCCAGTAGAAACCTTTGCTATGGTGCATGATGGTAAAGACATTATAGATAAGGATTATAAAGACTTATGTGCAGAAATGTATTCTCAAGGTCATAGTTTCTTTACCTATATCTCAGACAGTGCAGATAGTCTTGCATCTTGTTGTCGTCTTCGTAACGAATTAGCTGAAAATACATTTAGTCCTACTTCTGGCATGACTGGTGTAAAGACGGGATCTTGCAATGTTATTACTCTGAATATTAACAGAATTGTCCAGGATTTCATACGGAAAGAATATGAAAATGCTGGATTTCGTTCCGTTATTAACTTTTGGTCAGTACAGGAGGAGTTTAAGAATTATCTCATCGATATTCTAGAGAGAGTATACAAGTATCACATTACCTATAAGACCATGCTCTATGAGTGGGAGGATAAGAAGATGTTTGCTTCTTCAAATGGAGGTTATATAAACATCAAAGACCTATATAGCACTATTGGGCTAAATGGTCTGAATGAAGCTGCTGAGTTCTTAGGAATGAAGGTATCTAACAATCCAGAATATTTTGAATTTTTGCAGCTCATACTTGGAACAATAAAAGAGCAGAATAAACTTCATTCTATCCATGACAAAAAGCGTCCCTTCCTATTTAATTCTGAGGTAGTACCTGCAGAAGGTCTAGGAGGTAAGAATTATAAATGGGATAAATCTGATGGATATTGGATTCCCGAGGATAGGAATCTATACAACAGTTATTTCTATAATGCTCATGATGACACATCAGTATTAGATAAGTTTATACTTCATGGAAGGCAAACTTATCAGTATACAGATGGTGGATTTCCGCCTGTGTCATACCTTTTCGTTTAATCAAACGGGTATAGATAATTTTATTATTTATGCTAACGGGGGAGCCTGAAGCGCAAGCTGTGAAGCTAACCGTATGGTAATCCCGTGGGAAAATATTCAGAGTAAATAATTTGGAGTATGAGATTCTCATACATATAATTGTAAAGATGATGAAATATTAACTAAATCTTTATAATTATGATTATTTACAAAATTACTAATTTAATTAATAACAAAATTTATATTGGATTAACAACAACTGAACTAAAAGTTCGTTGGAACAGTCACAGACATTGTGTTAAAAGTGATCCAAGACATTTATATTGTTCTATGAGAAAGTACGGAATAGAAAACTTTACTATAGAACAAATAGATTCTGCTGATAGCATTATTAAATTAGGAGAACTTGAACGGTATTACATTGAAAAATATAATTCTCAAGATCCTAACATAGGATATAATTTATCAGCAGGAGGTCAAACCAGTTAGTTAGACGATAATGGACGTGCTAAATTAACTCTTAAAGAAGTGATACAAATAAGGGAAATTTATCATATGGGAGAACTTAGATGCAAAGAATGTTGGCAAATGTTTAAGGATAAAATATCTTATTCAGCATTTCAAAAAATATGGGAAGGTATTACTTGGAAAAGTATAATGCCAGAGATATATACTGAAGAAATGAAAGCCTTACATTCAAAACAAAAGAGTAACCCAGGAAGTCAAAACGGTAATGCTATCTATACTGATGAAGAAGTTTTAGAAATACGTAAATATTATGTTAATCATACTTTACAAGAAACATACGATAAATACGGAGAACGAAATGGGTCTAAAGACGGATTCCGGAGTATGTTAACTAAATCATATAGTTATTTACCTATGTATTCTAAAACTAAAAAACAATGGTTATTAAATGGAAAAGTAATTAATATAGAAGAATATAATCCTGTATCGACTATCTCCGAATCGGGAGAGTAAGGTTACTATTGATACGTAACTTGAAATGGGTATCACTAGTTTTATAACTAGTTAAGATATAGTCAGCGCACATAGAAATATGTGACTACGTGGGAAGTGCAGCTCACATTAACTTGGAGGAACATCTGTCTAAGAAGCAATACTTGAAGCTTATAGACTTTGCTATTCAGCAAGGAACTAATTACTTCACGTTCAATATTCCTAATAGTAAGTGCGAGGATTGTAAACATATTGTGAAAGCTCCCATTAAGGTATGTCCTAAATGTGGAAGTGAACATATTACTCAATATACCAGAATTATTGGCTATCTAAGACCTATTACTGCTTTTGGTAAGGATAGAAGAATAGAAGCTGAAAGAAGGACATATTCTAAAGAAATAAATTAATAATGAGTAAAGTTCTAATTATTCCAGATGTTCATGGCAGACCTTTCTGGAGAAAAGCAAAAGAAAAAATCAATGATGTGGATAAGGTAGTTTTCTTAGGGGACTACCTAGACCCATATAGTTATGAAGGTATTACTAGAGAGAATGCGATAGAGGAGTTTAAAGAGATTATCCAATTCAAAGTTGATAATCCCGATAAGGTAATACTACTCCTTGGAAATCACGACTGTGCTTATTGCTATGATTTCGGAAGTGCTTCTAGGTATGATTACACTAATGCAGAGCTAATTAAGGAAATGTTCGAGAATTCCAAGTCTCTATTCCAACTCAAATACTTCTCTGAAGGTATTCTATATACTCATGCTGGAGTTACTAATGATTGGTTAAAGAGTATGGATTTTACTATTACTGACCTAATTACTAAGCCTGAGGACTTTCTAGTTGGCTTCCTATGGGAAGTGTCTCGTATGAGAGGAGGATGGTCTAATACAGGTAGTATGATATGGAGCGATGTTAGAGAAGGAGATAGAGAGTTTACATATTACCAAGTATTTGGGCATACTCAATTAGAATCCGAACCTATCATCACTGAAAGGTTTGCTTGTTTAGACGTAAGAAGACCTTTTATATTAGATACAGAAACTAAAAAGATTGAGGAGTATGCTTAAATATGTTGATGCCAAAGTAGTCTTTCAGGAAGTTCCAGATGAAATTACATTAGCTATAAACATCTCGAACTGTCCATGTCATTGTAAGGGCTGCCATAGCTCTTACTTGGCAGAGGATATTGGAACTCCTCTTGACGAAGATTCTTTGGTAGAGTTACTACTCAATAATAAAGGTATTACTTGTATAGCCTTCATGGGAGGAGATTCAGACCCAGAATATATTAACTGGTTAGCTAGTATAATGCGTGACATGAACGATAGCGAACCTGGGAACTGGGCTGATGTAAAGATAGCTTGGTATAGTGGTAGGCAGGAGTTGTCTCCCGATATTGATTTAAGAAATTTTGACTATATAAAGCTTGGACCATATATTGAAGAAAAAGGTCCCCTCAGCAGTAGAACTACTAACCAAGTAATGCTTCAAATAGATAATAGCTATGGAAAACCCATAACTAAAGACATCACATCGCGTTTTTGGAAATGATTCTTAAAGTAGTGTATGACGACGACAGTCAAATATTGGTTGACAAGCTGAAAAGTATTCTTCCTAACTATCCATTAATTGAATTAGAATCTTATCATGAAGGTTTATTTAAGGAGAGAAAGAAGGCTTTTAAAATTAAAGGAGGCTTTAGTGCTAGACATACTCCTTTTGCAGTGCTCATCAATAATGATTCAGAACCAGTAATGGCTTTTTATAGTGAGGCTAATACTTGTACTATAGATAAGATACTTAAAACATTAAATAATTATACTGTATATGGTAGAAAAGAGTGACGTATCTGATATTCTTAGTAAAAAGTGTCTTCTGATAAAGGGTTTGGAGGAGAACATCTTCAAAGATTTCACTAGTGAGGAAGAAGACCTTCTTCACTCTAAACATGGTAGAATAAAGGTGGGACTTCCTGTAATCATTAATTGTAATCCTGTAAAAACAGTTCCAAAGATTACAACAATAGATTTAGAGTTAGAAGGACTAGTTCCCAAGTGTATCATAGATGCTAAGTTTTATTTAAAAGAATTTATTTTGCTCCATGAAAGTATCAATAATTAACGAATCAAGACACCAACTTCCTAAGTATGAAACTTCCCTCTCAGCAGGTATGGACATCTGCGGAGATTTTAGTAGAATTACTTTAGTAGACGGAAAGCCAGAGAAATTCTTCTTTGATGCCGATGTTGTAGCTATAGGTCTCATAGAGGCTCCAGATGCTCCGTTTGTCTTAGACAAAGAGGGAAATCCCACTGATAGAAAAATTCCTACAGTCCCAGTAGCTTCTACCATTGAGATTAAACCTGGTGGTAGATGTTTAATTCCTACTGGATTATTTATCGCTTTGCCTAAGAGTTACGAAGCACAAATTCGTCCTAGAAGTGGACTTGCTTTGAAGCAGGGACTTACAGTTTTAAATTCTCCTGGAACTATTGACGCAGATTATAGAGGGGAAATAGGAATAGTGTTGGTTAACACATCTAATCAACCTGTACGAATAAAGGACGGAGAGAGAATAGCCCAAATGGTTATTGCTAAGCATGAAACCATAGAGTGGGAAACAGTTAAGGAATTACCTTCTACTGAACGAGGAGAAGGAGGCTTTGGACATACTGGAGTATGATATACGCAATAGTGATAATAGGGTTATGTAATATAGCCCTAATAATCTGTCTACTATATAGGATAGATGACATAGGAAAGCTGATTAAAATAAATCGTATCTACATTGAAGATATAGAGGATCAGATTAATCTCTTAATGGATATTAAGGCAGTAAAAAAGAACCAAGAGAACTATTAATGATATTATGACGAAGGAAGAATTAAGATCCAAGATACTAGAACTTGAAGAAGCCATGAGGGAGGAAGACAGTAGGTCTGCTCTAGCTAAACTAAGTGATGAATGGGATGAATTAACGAAAGAGTTGGAAGAAATTCTTTATGATGAACTCGAAGGTGTTACAGTTAAAATAGTCACTGAGAGAATTGTTAATAAACATGATATAGATGTCGATCTATTAATTACAGAATACATGGAAAATGGAGATCTAGAAAAATCGTTTGAGATAGCAGCTGAAGAGTGTGACTGTGATTGGAAGATGGAGATTACAAAAAGGATACTAAAATAATTACTATTATGACTAAAGAAGGGTTTGTAAGACTTATTGAAAATGCTCAGAACTATTCTAAGGAAATAGATAGGTGGTCTGATTTTGGAATTGATTTATTTGAACTCCCTATAGCTGAGCTTGGTTGGACTTTCCTACACGTGACACTTCCTGAATTGTTTTCTTATGAAGGTGTAGACTGGATTAACTGGTGGTTATTTGAAAAAGAGGGATTCGGTGAAGAACCTAATCAAGCATTCGATGAGAATGGAGAAGTAATTCCTACTGATACCATAGATGATTTGTGGAACCTAGTTAAAAATTATTTGAAGCATGAAAATTCCTAAAAAAGCGACCGTAAGAGTTAGATGTGATATAAAAATGAGTGAGTTTCTCAATCAAGAAGATATAGAATGGCTTGAACGAGAAGGATTTACTAATGACGAAATCAAAAATAAGATTGAGGAATGGCTCAGAGAGAACATATGGGAATACATTCCTGAAAACAAAATTCACATTGAAGTAGAATGATTAAATATCTTTTATCTAAAGCAAGTACAGGAAAGTTCAGAGTAGCATACCTTGAATGGGATGAGGAATGGGATGACGAGAGAAAGGGGTTTGTAATAACTAGAGTTTATGGTCAATTACATGGTAAAATGACCAAGGCTCCAGATATAGTAATTACCTTAGGTAAGGCTGGCAGAACTCATAGAGAACAAGCTAATCTTCAGTTTAATTCTGAACTTAAAAAGTATCTAGATAAAGGGTATAAAGAATTGGATAACGATCCTGAGACTTATAGCGAGACTCAGCTAGAAGAATTTTATGGAAACATCAAAACCGATCAGAATGGATTTGCAAAGCATATGCTTGCAAAATCTGCAGATAAAGTTAAGGAATCCTCAATTAACAAGGTTAAGTATTGGTATGCTAGCAGAAAAATTGATGGCTGTAGGTGCTCCTTCTACTATAAAGATGGTGAGATTCTATCTGCTTCCAGAGGTGGGGGAAATTACGATTATTCAACAGACCATATCAGAAAAAATGAGAAATTGCTTGAATTCTTCAGGTCTCATCCCACTTACATTCTTGATGGAGAGTTGTACAGACATGGTAAGAGTCTTCAACAAATTAGCGGAGCTGCTCGTCTTGAAAAAAACGCAGTTGACTGCGACTGGCTTGAATATTATGTTTATGATATTATGATTCCTGGAATGAAGTTCTCGGATAGATTAGAGATTCTTAAGCAGTTGCAAAAGGAGCTTAATCTTGGATTTGACCCAAATAGAGAATGGGAAGAAGGAGAACTTCAAATGCAATTGGTCCCACAAGAGAAGGTCTCTGGATATGAGAATATAATGAAACTTCATGACCAATATGTATCAGAAGGTTGGGAAGGAGTAGTATGTAGAAACCCTGATAAGGAGTATGGTTTCGGAAAACGTACTAATGATATGCTTAAATTTAAATTCTACAAAGATGCAGAATTTGAAATCACTGGCTTATCAGAAGGCCTTCGAGAAGAGGATATGTGTTTTACGTTAATAACTGAAGATGGTATAGAATTTAAAGCCAAACCAATGGGTTCTAGGGAGCTTAAGCAACAGTATAGAGAAAGACTTAAAGAGCTTATTGGAAAGATGGCTACTGTTAAGTATTTCTACCTGTCTGATGAAGGAACTCCTCTTCAACCAGTCTTAAAAGCAATACGTGATTATGAATAAATATGATTTTAATGCTACTTTGTATATTTCTGCAAAGTCTTCCGTAGTTATAGGGTTGAGGCCAGTAGATTATCTATATTGTGAAAATGAAGATGAATTAAGATATGAAATCATAAATACTCTATATGAGCATTTTGATTCTTATTCGTTTACTAAAGTATATGATAGAGAGCTAGAATGGGGTTACCCACAAGATTTCCTAGACGAATGGAGGAGATTAAAAAAGTCTGAATAAACTATATTTAGTCCATTATGATAAAATTGAATAGTGGAGGCAAGCTTCCAGATAAATTTAGAATAGCTAATCAAGAAATAACTGTAGTTATGGAAGATTCAATTCCAAATAATAACTATGGTTATTTTTGTGATGCTACAAATACTATTAAGTTAGCTAGAACTCTTCAGTCTACACATGACGGAACGGTTTCTCTAAGTGACGAACAAATAAGAAATACCTTTTATCACGAGTTATTTCATGTATTTCAATTCTATTTTAGTAATGAATTTAATGAATCACAAGCTCAGGTATATGCTAACTTTATGTGTGAATTTATAGAAACTACAGAAGAACCATTTTAAATAGAGAATAAATGAAGTTATCTAAGAGTAAAAAAGCCAACGTAAATTATTTGGCAAAGATCGTGGACATTAAAAATTTCAGAGCGCATAGTAATCCAGAAGTTACTAGACTTAAGTGTTGTACCATTGATGGTTTTAATATCATTACTGGGATTGATTCTCAGCCAGGACTATATGTATATTTTCCAACAGCTTGTTGTATAAATCCAGATTTTCTGAGATATTGTAATCTTTACCGCCATAAAGAATTAAACAATGACTCAGAACAAACTGGTATGTTTGAGGATAATGGTAGAGTAAAGGCTATCAGATTAAAGAATGAGCTATCCGAAGGTTTTATTCTTCCGGCAGTCCAGTTTCAGAACTATATAATGTCTGTAACTAATAAAGAAGTAGAAGTTGAAGCAGGTATTGAATTTGATATTGTAGAACATGAAGGCAAAGAATTTTGGATTAACAAAAAGTACATCCCAAAGAGACAACAGGGGCAAGGGGGAACTCCACGTAATAACCAAACGAAGAAAGTCAAAGGAATCAGCAAGGTTATTGATGAACAGTTTAGATTCCATTACGATAGACTAAGTGTCGCTTAAAGTAGTAATACTTTAATGAAAATCAAGCAATATCGGTGAATTCTAAAATTTCTTATATTTTATTTGGAATTAAGTAGTCATATATTTAACTTTATATATTAAGAACTAAATATATAA